ATTTAAATGACTGAATTTAATGATAGTATATTGATAACAAAAAGATTTAGGTCGCCTACAGAATTTTCACTTTACATTGAAGAAAGAGTTTCTAAGGAAAGACTTGGTTACATGGATGCTATTATAGATTATTGTTATCATAATAGTGTTGATATTGAAAATATAGGAAACTTAGTTACTCCTTCATTAAAAGAGAAAATACAACTTGAAGCAGAAGAATCAAACATGATGAGACCCAAAGGAAAATTACCGGTATGATATGTATGGAAGCATTTGACGTTTATAGATCTTACTTAGCACTGAAATTACATTTCACGACAGATAAGTATGATGCTATAAAACAAAGAGGTAGAGTGAGAGCAACAAAACAATCATTCTTTAAAAGAAATGATTTACTAAACATAAGAAAAATAGCTGATAAGTACAATGAAAAAGAAGTTATAGATTTTTTAGTAGCTAATTTTGTTTCTGGAGATAGATGGGGTGGTGTGTTTGATACAGAAGCAAAACATAACTATTTTGACTGGAAAAGAAGAATGGAAGCTATGTCATATACATTTAAGAATGACATAGATAAGATAATATTTAACTGTGAAAAAAATAATTTTAAATTTGATAATGTGTTTTATTCTGACACAAACCATCCTATAATATTACGTATGTATCTAGGTAAACATATATCAATAGAAACCCTAGTTATTTTAAATAACATAAATAACTATACTGATAGATTAGATGAAAAATTAAAAACTGATTTAGTATGGCCTGATGTTTCAAGAATAATTAAGAAGTATCAACCATTTTTAAAAATAGAAAAAGAAAAGTATGTCAGAATCCTCAGAGAAAGACTTAGATCAAACTAACCTAAAGATGAAACAGTTAGAAAAGAATTTGGAAATTGCACAAGAAAATTTATACTTGTTAAATAGCCAAATAAAAGACACTCAGCGTGTGTTAACAAAAATGGCACACATACAAAATGAAATGTCTCGTAGGATGGTTCAATGGCCGTTTGTTGCTGTTGATTCCAATAAATAATGAGTAACACTTGAAGTTTTAATAATATTATTATACAATTAAACAATACAATAATATACAATTTATACGGAGATACATATGGCTTTAGATTTTAGTGCTTTAAAAAAGAATCGTGGTAATTTTGATGACTTAATGCAAGAAGTTGAAAAGATTAACACACCCTCTACAGAAGGCAGACAAAAAGATGAGCGCTTCTGGCAACCTGAAGTAGATAAGTCTGGCAACGGCTATGCTGTTATTAGATTTCTACCACCTTCAAAAGGTGAAGAGCTACCATGGGCACGTGTATGGCATCATGCTTTTCAAAGTCCTTCAACAGGTAAGTGGTATATAGAAAATTCTTTAACTACACTTAATAAACCAGATCCTGTTTCTGAGTTAAACACAGAACTATGGCATACTGGCGAAGAGAAAGATAAAGAGACAGCTCGTAGACAGAAACGTAAACTTACATACATTTCTAATATTGTGGTTGTCAAGGATCCTTCTAATCCACAGAATGAAGGTAAACCATTTCTTTACAAGTATGGTAAAAAAATCTTTGATAAGATTAAAGACGTTATGCAACCTCAGTTTGAAGATGAAGATCCAGTAAACCCATTTGACTTTTGGAAGGGTGCTAACTTTAAACTAAAGATTCGGAATGTTGAAGGTTATCGCAACTACGATAAGTCTGAGTTTGATTCTATTAGTAAGTTAATGGAAGATGATGAGGAGTTAGAAACTGCTTGGAATAACCAACACTCGTTAGTTGAGTTTACTGATCCCAAGAACTTTAAAAGTTATGATGATCTTAAAAAGAAGTTAGAGATGGTTCTGACTGCCTCTAGTGCTAGTTTAAGAAAGGCTGAAGATGTTGACTTAGATCGACCTAAGCCTGCTGCAGTACCTGTTTCTAAACCTACACCAAAGGTTGAAGAAGATCAAGATGATTCATTAAGTTATTTTGCTAAGTTAGCTAACGAAGACTAAAAATCTGAAGAAAAAACAGAATCAATTTTTCTTTCGAAAGAATTATTTCTAGGTCTTGGATCTGTAGCCAAAGGAGTAAATGTAGTTTTTTCTGATTTACTTACATTATTTACAACAACGGGGGCACTTTGCCCTTGTTGTTTATTTTCTTTTAATATTTCATTTTCTACAGTATCTGAAAGCAAACTATTACGTTTTTCTTGTTGACGTACAAATTTACTGTATTGTTCGCCAGATATTCTATCACCGGTTATTCCTTCTCTTTCTTTGAATTTTATTAATTCGTCTAATTCATTTTTTCTGTATTCTGTATCAGATGTGGCTACATCAGGTTTTTCTAACATTGATTTAATACCGTCTCTAAATATATTTCCTTTACTACTGTCACTTGAAACGAGTTTACCTTCTTTAAAAGTGTGTTTTCCATCAGGAAGATTTCCATATTTTTCCTGGATTTCTTTTTTTCTTTCTTTTATATCTTCTTTTCTACTGTCACTTGAAACGAGTTTACCTTCTTTAAAAGTGTGTTTTCCATCAGGAAGATTTCCATATTTTTCCTGGAACTCTTTTCTTCTTTCACTTATAATTTCTCTTCTACTACTTCCTGGAGATGTGTCAGATACTTTTTTTGACTCACTAGAACCAAATAAATTAGATACAAAATTTTTAAATTTTTCTCCAGTAGTTTCTTCTGCTTTTCTACCACCCTTGCGTTGAAACTCTGGTTGAAGACCAGTTTGTAGATCCATTTCTGGTATACGATAACCCGATTTAACTTTACCTCCTTCATCTGGCGTGCCATCGCCAAATGTTGTTTTTATCATAGATTTATCTTCTTTCATTCCTGCTTCAGTTATGCCCGGAATTCCATCTTCAAACAAAATGCCTTTGTTCTGTTTCAAACTGAAACCTTTACCATCATCAAATCCAAATTTATCTTCTAATTTATACTTAAACCCACCTTCTCTAAATTCTGGCATAGGTCCTTTATCTTTTACTGCAGTTTGTAATTTTTGATATTGTGACATACGTTTTTTAGCATTTTCTTGTGCTCTAACTGCATCATCATATTGATCTCTTTCGCCTTCGGGTATATCTTCACGTTTTCTTCCATCTGCATGACGTTCAGCTAGTCCCCCATAAAGCATTTCATCTGATCTAGAAGCATCTATTTCTTTTTGGAGCATTGTGTCTCTTTCTTCTGGATTTAAAACACGAGTAGCTCTAGGTGCTCCCGATATAGCACCATTTTGAGATTTTTGTCTTATATCTCTACCTTCAGTTTTATCTTGAGACATTGCTTTTTGTCTTCCCCCAGGTGTTAGTAAACTGCCAGCAACTTGTTCTTTTAATGATCTGAAAAGTTCTCCACCTTTTTGTTTAGCAGTATCAATTAAATTACCAGCGCTTTCTGCACCAGATAAAACCTGATCTTTAAGATTTTTAGCAATAGGAGCACCAACTTCTTTTATCTTATCTTTTACTGAATCATAACCTTCTTCGAGTTTATTAAATCCTTCTTCAACGACGTTAGTGCCTGTCATTAAAATGGTTCGTAATTTTTCAAATGGATTCTGTAATAAAAAATTTTGCTTTAAATTTTTATCAATATTTTTTAAAGTTTGAAAAATACCTGATTGTTGTGAACCTTGTGGTGAACCTTGATCTTCAACAAATGAAGTAGTTTTACCTTGAGATATAGCAGCAGCTTTAGCTTCAGCATTTGGATCCTTACCAAAAAATTCATCATCAACCATGCCTCTTAATAAAGAAGGAGCTCCTGCAACAGCTCCTAAACCGCCAGCAATGCCTAAACCTGCTTTACCTAAAGAAGCTCCAAGCTCTTTAGCACCCTCTTTACCTTTTTCAAATAACTGGCGACCTTTTTTACGAGCAAAACCTCCTAATTTTTCTTTTAAGCTAGCACCACCTTGTTTGGATTCTTCTTTTCTTGTTTTAGCAAATGTTTGAGCTTTATCAAATAATGATCTACCTTTTTGATTATTGAATTGTGTAGCTGATTTAGCTGCACTCATCATCATTTTTTTATTTAAAGACTTTAATTCCTTTAATTCATTCAACATTTGCTTTTGTAAGTTGACACCAGTTTTACTTAAATCAACTGATTTCTGTGATAAAACTGTAGTTTTTTTCATTTCTTGGCCAAAAGGTTGTGACTTTTGGTCAAAAGGTTGTGACTTAGAAGCCACAAGTTGTCTTCTTCCCATAGATGAAGCTATGTTTTGAGCTGATATTGATGGATTCATGGGTTGCACAGCCGTAGGTTGTGCGTAAGATGGTAAATTAGGTAGCATGTTTTTTATTCTGTTGTTGCATTTTTATTCTCTGATTCTCTTCTTTTATATAGTTAACTAACATAGTTACGTAAATCTCTCTTTCCCATGGTATCATATTTTCTAATTCTGCTAATGAATACTTATGATGATTCATTAATGAAAAATTAGTCTGATAGTAATTAATTAAATCATCATGAGAAAGAGTTATAGAAAAAAATCATGTAGTCCTTGTAATTTAGTTTTACTAGTAATATTACATTTTTTGCATTCTGCTTGAGTATTTAATATAACTTTAGGCATCTTTCCAAAAAATTCTTCAATTTGTTGGAATTCATCTGTAGTTAATTGTAATAAAAAATTGTTTGCATCTTCTGTTGTAAAATCATCATAAAAATTATCATCAGTTTTAACATTAACTATGCAATCAGCAACTCTATCAATAATATCATCTTCTGATCCTTCAACTATATTCATCTTTTCATAAAATTTAGGAAATCTCAATTTCATTGTAGTATTATTTCTTAATTTTATATCNTGTGAAATTTCTTCTTTTTCAATTTCTATCTTACTAAGATCTATTTCTGTTGGTAATTCATCTTTACAATTATTACAGATTAACTTTAGTTTTATTTTTTCACCTATAGATTTTGATCTAATATTTAAAAAAACATATTCAGTATCAAAACTAGTTAATTTTTCTTTATCAATTTTTCCAAATGTGCACGAATCAATCAAATCATTTACAGTTCTATATATTTCATTATTACTAGATTTACTGAGTGTCATTAAAACCTTATGTTCTTTAACTAGAAAAGGCCTATATGAAACTTTTTGATTAGTTGAAGGCAAATTTATTTCATATGTTGGTGTCTCAAGTACGGGTAAAGCCATTATTAACTCCTTATCATTATTTAATTGAGTTCAATTGTTGTTAGAGACAGGGAATTTAGATCCCTGTTAAATTTAAAACTGTTCCATCTGGTCCAATTGGTCCTTTTAATTCCAATTGACTGTATGGTGGCAATACAGGATTTTTCCATTTTCTAAACGCAAACAAAACAATTAATCTATGTGTTTGATTTTGTGTGGCATTATTTACTTCCATTAAATTAGTACTACGTGGAAAGGCTTCGATTAGAATATTTTGATAGCTAACCTTGTTTTGTTCATCTAGTTGATTTATTTCAATATCTACTACATAATTTTTTTGATAACTCACCAAGTAGGTTTCTTTTTGCACTATGGATTGTATCCAAGCATCAAAAAAATTCTTCACAGCCATTTTTTGATCTACATGAAAAGTTAAAGCAACACCATCACCACCATATTCTGATGAAACTGGTCTTTGATATGGCACACCATAAATTCTATAAGGTTTAGTTTGTAAATTAACTGTTGGAAACGCAGCTGACTCACACATCAAAGATACTTTTCTAGCAACTTGATCTCCTAATATATTTTTCATGTTATCGNTAATACTTTTTTCTAATAAATCTGATGATCCAGTTTGATCTATTCCAAAACCACCAGAAGTCAATACACTCGGAGATGGTATTATTACTTCAAATCTATTAACTCGTGAGAGTCCTTTACCAAAAACTTCAGATTGAAATTCTTGTAAATTAAATGTTGATTGTGCTCCTACACTCATTTTCTTTTCCTAGAGAATTTTTTTATTGATTCTTTAATTGCTGTTTCCATTGTAGCTTTTCTAAATTGTTGTACAGGAAGCTGTGAAGCAACTTTCCAATCCTGAAATGGTATAGTCAAAAGTCTTGTTCTCAATTGTTGGTTTTTGTATCTTCTTATAGCTGGATTAACAAATCTAAAAACTCTACTCGATTCTATTAGTCTATAATTCATTCTAATTCTTGTTTGTTCGGGTATTTTTTTGTTAGTAGCATACTTATTAAATTCGCTTAATATATTTAATCTAATTGGGTAAGGTAAATAGTGAAAATTTATACCAACAAACCCTTCATTAGTTCTATTAAAAGGTATAACTAATGGAAACATATCATAGTATGGAATATTTTTATCAATAGGATCATATTTGAATAGATACATAGAACCAGGAAATACTTTAGTTGTTAATTTTCCTTGGTTTAATAATTTTTGTGTATTAACAGTTCCTAATCCAAGTTGTCTTATTTGATCCTTGTACCAAGCAGCAGGTTTGATTTCACTTTTTGTAGCCTGTCCTATTTTATCAATAGTTTCAAAAATATTATCCATATTGTTCTATGCCTAAATCCTTTTCTGTAAGAACTAAAAATTCCCAACCTCTATCAAGACAATACTCATTTGCTTGTTTCCATTTAGCTTGATTAGTGCCATAATTAAATATTTCTTGAATAAACCTTTTAGTCTTTTTTTTAGGTATAGTAGGTGGTTTAGTAAATTTTTCCGGTTTAATTTCGACTAAATATTTACTTACATTACCTTTTTTATTTCTGACCTTTATATAAAAATCAACAAAATACCTATGTATTTTGTTATCGACGGGTGACCTGTAAGGTATGATGGTAGTTTCAGATCCCCACTCAAGTACATTCTTATTATGATCGCACCATCTCATAAATTTCAGTTCCCAAGAGGATCTATAGATTACTTCTTTAAAGTCGCCTTTATACTTTTTTACGTTAGATACTTGATATCTACCTTTGTAAGTTTCTTTATACACCATAAATAATAATAAAATTTAAATAACTATTTATTAACATGCCAACAATCAAACTCAATAAATTAGACTTTCCAGATGAAAAATTAGGTTACTCAGTGCAAGCTGGTGTAGAAACTAAAAATGGTGGACAAACTTCTAAAAATAGAGACAAATATAACATATCACAAACTACGTATCCTGAAGGTCTAGGTGTTGATCCTGATAAACAGCATTACATAGTGTTTTATATTAATCAAAGAAAAAAATCTAAATTTTCAAATTTTAATCCAATACTTAATACAAAAACTAGTATACTAAAGGATGTTAAGATCTCTCCAAATTCAAATAGAATTGACCCTAAATTAACTGCTAAAGCGGGTAAGCAAGGCTTAATATTAGGCGGAGCTTCTGGTGCTGGGTTAGCATCAGCTGTATCTGATATTGCTTCTGGTGAGAGTGTATTTGGTGGTTTGGTTAAGGGCGCAACTATTGCAGGAACAGTAGCCGTTGCAGGTAATTACACTTTAGGAGAAGGAACTGAAAAAGATCCATCTACGTTTTTTGAAGCAGATAAAATACAAAGGATATCTGATGCAATAGTTTTACACATTCAAGATAGACCTGTTACTCGTCACAATGTTAATTATGAAGAAACTCAAATTGGTGCATTAGGAGGAATTTTAGGAGGGGGATTATCTGCCACAGATGGTATGGAAAATGCTGCTTTTAATGATGATGTGCGACAAGCAGTAACTAGGGGAATAATTGGTGCTGCACCAGGCATATTAGGTAGTCGTGGCGGTGATCTTTTAGAATTAGGNACTAAACAAATAACTAATCCATTTAGAGAACAATTTTTTAAAAGTGTTGATTTTAGAACACATAGTTTTAGATATAATTTTATGGCTAAAAGTCAAGAAGAATCCAAAAATATAAGACATATAATAAGGTTATTTAAATTTCATATGCATCCAGAATTAACTGGTTCTGGGTTAAGTTTTATATATCCATCTGAATTTGATATAAAATATTATTTTAAAGATAAAGAAAATAAAGCATTTGATAGAATAACAAGTTGTGTNTTAACTAATATGAACATAGAATATGGTGGTGATATTTTTTCAACATTTAGTGATGGTCGTCCAGTTGAAGTAAATATGACACTTGAATTTAGAGAACTTGAAGTACTTACTAAAAAAAGAATCGCAGAAGGATTTTAATGTCTTATTTCGAAAAATTTCCATTATCAGTTTTTACTTTAGATAATTATGCCAGTGGGCAAGTATTACCTGATTTATTAAGAAGAGCTAAATTAGTAAATGAATTAGTAACACAAAATTCATTTTTTGACAAATATTCTTTAATTGATGGAGAAACTGCTGAAATAACAGCTGATTTAAATTATGGTGATCCTACTTTACATTGGATAGTTTTACACACTAATGAAATTTTAGATCCAAGATTTGATATGACGTTTGATTCTTTTTTATTGAAAAAATATACTGAAGGCAAATACACTAATATTAATGCACCACATCACTATGAGGATAGCGGTGGAAATGTTGTAAGCGCAACTATTGTGCTAACTACTACAGGCACAAATGCCAATAGTTTTTCAGGAATACTAATTGATTCTGTAGTAACTAATAACACCAATGTTGGTGTTGGTGTTATAACAAGCAGATCAAATAATCAATCTGTAACAGTTGTAACTAATCCTGGCAATGGTGGTTTTATATCGGGAGATCAAATTTTATCAGTTGCTAATACGTCACATGGTGGTGTCACATTATCTAGTGTTGATATAACATCTGGCACTTCTATTACTAATTTAACAAAAGAAGTTAGAGATAATGAAAATAGAAGATTAATAAAATTACTCAAACCTTCTGTTGTAGGGGAAATAGTTGATCAATTTGAAAAAATAATTAAACAATGAGTGAATA